TGTTCCAGAATTATTTACTGATGCATTTTGTCCTGCTGCTAAAGTTGTTACTGTTCCAACTGCTATTGTTGCTGACGAACCCGCTGCTCCTGTTGCACCTGTAGGGCCTTGAGCACCAGGTCTTGAACCTGCTACTACTTGCCAAGCACTTCCGTCCCAATACTTTAATGACATTTCATCACACCCCTATTTAGAAATTATACCACCATAAACTTAAAAACGTAATTTAAAACAGTCCAGAACCCATCCATAATAAGGCATTATTTGCCTCTTGTTCTGTGTCAACAATATATGTATATTCAGCTGTTTGATTTAATGAATAAAGTAAAGCATTTGCGTCAGAAAGAGCTGTTAGTCCAATCCAACTTCCATTATAAGCATAGTAAGCTTTGCCGTATTGTTGTTCAACAACAATTAATCCTGGATTATTAGTTGCTGAAGGAAAATCATTTTTTGTATTATAAATTTGTGCATATTGTGATAAATTTTGTGTATCTGTTGGATCAGCCCAAAATTCATAAATGGCTGGGTTGGGAGAAGCAGTTGAAACAGTAATATCATTATTGCTTGATTGATCTGGACTTACCCAATATTGACCAGTATAAGGATTTGTAGGTGCTGTTGAATTTCTATAAAATAAATCCCCGCCATAATCAGATGGATCTGCCCAAAATTGATATTGTGTTGCATCTGGTGCAGTTGTTCCTTGATATAAGAAATATGGAATGTTAGCAGCATCATCTGTAACAATCCACATATCTCCAACTAATGGATTATTTGGAAGATGATTGGATGTGCCTACAACAAAATATTGATTATTAACAATTGATGAGCCAGTGTAATCAACAAATAATTGAGCTATGCCACCACCGCTACCACCTGAACCAGAACCTAAATCTGACCATGTGGTGTTGTTGTAGCCTCTAAATTTATTTAATGTTGTATTAAAATAAACTTGACCAGTTTTTCCAACTTGTGGATCAGCTGCTAATTTAGCTACTTGTAAAGCTGTTAAAAATGACTTAGCCAAGTAAGCCTCCTATTTATCCAGTGATTACAACGTTGTATAAAATTCCATTTGCAGGAGCTGAAGCAAATCCTACAGTTACTGTATTTGTATCTGTATGTGTTACATCTGTTTCAACTTCTGACCATTGTGTGTCTGGTGATGCTGAAGCTTGATAAATTGCAACTGTTACATCTCTTGTTCCAAGGTTGTGTAATACTGCAAAGCTTGAAGCAGAACCATTACCTGTAATTGTAGCAGATACTTTTTGAATACCGTATGCTCTTGCTCCACCTGAAACACCTGTGGCTGTTTGAGTTACAGTATCTGATGCAAATGTAAGATTGTTGCTAGAAATTGTTAATCCAGCACCTGTATTTACCTTTAATCCGTAAGCACCTGTTGAAAGGGCACCTGCAGAATTTAACTTAACCTGAAGTGTTCCGTTATTTACAGAAAGACCAGATGGGTTTGTTGCATCTGAAGAAGCTGAGGTATCTGAAGTTGTGCCTAGGTTTACTGCAACTTGAAGACCTGTTACAGAAAGACCTGCACCTGCAGTTACTGTTCCTGAACCAGAAAATTGTGTAAATGTAATTGAATCGGTTCCAACTTTAATAGCATTTAAAGGAGTTGTTGCTGTACCTTTACCATTTTGTACCCAACCAGTATTTTGTTGGGTTGGAGCAACTGAGTATTGTGCTGGTGGAGAATAAACAAATGCTATATCTCCAGCAGTTACTTGCCCAGCTTCATGGTTATCATGATCTACTGCACGAGTTAATACCCACTTTGTAGAACCAGAGCCAGTTGTTGTTACAACATAAATACCGTTTTGAGTTTGAGTTGTTTGATTTTTAACAAGTACTCTATCTCCAACAACTAACGTTACGTTATCAATTACAAGAGCTGCATTTGCTGAAGCTGTAAGTGTTGCACCTGCTCCTGCGCCACCATCAAGAGTGGTTGTTCCTGTTGCATATACCGCAGCAAGATTTGTTGTTGTTGCAGCAATTACCGCATCATGTGAATTAAATCCAGATGAAATGTTATCTACATATTGTTTTGTTGCAACTTGTAATGCTTGTGTTGGATCTGCAGCAACCGTTACTTGTGCAAATGATGGTGAAGCGGATGTACGAATATCTTGAGCTGTGTCAAGAGTAATTGTTCCACTACCATTTGTAATTGTTACACCACTTGTTGCACCTTGTGCAAGTGTAGCAACTGCATATGTTCCGTCAGACTTACCAATTAATAGCTTACCAGCGGTTGGTGTTGTTGAAGTTCCAGTACCGCCTTGACCAACTGAAAGTGCTGTAGTCAAACCTGAAAGGCTTGTAATGCTTGAGTTGGCACCTGATTCAGCTGCACCTAAGTTAGTACGTGCACCTGCTGCAGTTGTTGCTCCAGTACCACCATTTGAAACGCTAAGAGCATTTGTTAATGAAAGTGTTGGAATTGTTACTGTGCCAGTAAATGTTGGTGAAGCAAGTCTTGCAATTGAAGCAGGGATATCAGAATCTGCAAGAACTCTAAATGTTGGTGCTGCAGGAGAACCTGTTGAAGGACCAGCAAAGATAAAGTTAGCATTTTGATTTGATAGTGTTGCTGAAAGTGTTCCAGTAGTTGTTACTGGTGATCCGCTAACTGCAAAAATTGATGGGAGTGACAAAGCAACGCTGGTAACACCAGTGTTAGCGATTGTAATTGAATCTCCAAGATTAACAGTTAATGGAGTTGTTGATCCATTAAGTGAAATTCCAGTTCCTGAGTTAACTGTAATCTTTGAATTTGAAAGAGCTGAATTTGGAATAGATACAGCAGTATTATTGCCAGTAGGACCAAAATCAAGAGTTTTATTTGTTAATGTTTGTGTAGAGTCAAGATCTGCAATTGTATGTGTTGCACCACCGTAATAAGCATTAAGACCTGTTGACTTTAACCAAATGTCACCTGCTGCAGGTGCTGTTGGATTTACTCCAATTGGAATATTTAATGAAGCTCCTGATGTAGTTGAAGCAGCAAGTGTTGTTGTACCAGCGGTTACTGAGAGTGTATTACCTACTGTTAAACTTGTTGTGGTATTTAAAGAACCTGGAACTGTAATTGCTGATGGGAGTGAAAGTGTAATTGTTCCAGCATTGCTTGTTACAGTAATTTGATTTGAGGTTCCAGCAACTGTTACCGCACCAGTAAATCCATTAATTGTATTAACGGTTAGATCTGTTGTATTGACTTCCTTCCAAGCATATACTGCTGGTAAGGTTGGGTAGTTAGTTACTACTGAAACGTATAGAGCACCTCTATTGCTACGTGCCGTAGTATCAAAATATACTTGACCTGCATTGTAGATTGTTGGTGCAGATGAAGCGGGATGCATCGTAGCATTTAATAGCTGATTTCCCTTAAGATTAATATTGGTTAAAAATGTTTTTGCCATGTGTTGTTACACTCCCTTTTTAATTATGATATATACGCATAGCCAGATACAGGTGTATTGAAATCTAATTCAATAGTATTTGCATCTACTTGAGTAATATCACATTCTAGATTATTTCTTCCGTAATCCGTTACTTGCACATTTGGACGATAGTGTAAGTTATGGGTTACATACCACGTATTGCTATTTGATTGTTGTTCATGAACATAAGAATAATTTTGAGGGTTTACAAGAACTTGTCCAGCATTCCACCCTGTATTTGTTTTTGTATAAATAGTATTTGTTGTTGAGTTGATGTAAGAATCGCCAGGATAACCTAAATTAATTGAAGGAGCGGTTGTTCCAACAAATAGTTGTTGTCCACCAATTAAAAAGTTAAATGAACCCCATCCAGTTGATGTTTTAGGTCCATAAAATTGTTTTGATATTTCATCAATATAGTAATCACCAATAACGCCAAGTGTTGTAGATGGTGTTCCACTACCTTTATAGATAATGCTACCTCTAGGTCCTTGTACGCCAGTTGTAGAAATGTTTGCTATGTTATCTTGTCTAATAACTGTTACATTTTCTGACATTAGTTAATCACCCCTGGATCTACCAATAACCAACCATTTAAGATTGTTTGGCTAATTCCCCCACCGCTTGTCAATTGAAGTTGATAAGCACTTCTTGGTAAAACAAACTTTCTGGTTTTATCTGGTGTAAGGTTTACGTTGATAACTCCTGCATGCAGGTCTGGAATTGATATTCCGTCACCAAGATTTCCTGTAGCACAAAGAATTTTGCCACCTGGTTTGTCTCTTACTTCAATATGTGCGGTATAGCCAGTCAAATCAATTGGGTTTTCATTTGAATCTGTATACGTAATAGTCAAAGTGAATGAATCACCTTGAATTACGTTGTAGTTAACTTCTTTTAGATTCACTGACACACCTCTATATTAAAGTATTTCAGTATTGATTATATCAGTTTAATTTATAAAATCATAGAAAAACCCCGTCCACTAGTGACGGGGTATGTAATCTAATTATACTAGTTTTTGCCAATATCTACAATCTCACACTCACCAGAAACGCATGCTAATGCTTGAGTTCCCGTGGTTGTGTCTTCAAGCTCATACATAGATAATGCTGCCCAGTTAATTGTCTTTGGCATTCTAGAAACAAGCTCATCATAAGCATCTTTTTCAATTTCTTGATAAGGTGCTTGAACATAAGTGTGTTCTGAGTGTGGCAAAAATGAAATTCCTGAAACTTCATCAAAATGCTTGTAAACCCAAGCACCAACTTCCATCCATTCATCTTCTCTAACGGACACAGTAATTGAAGGTTTATGCTCACACCAATGACGTTGATATACAAGCCAAGTTTCTAATTGTTCAATTGCATTTAAATTGTTTCTTGTAATTGCATTTTTAGGTGCTTTTACTGGAAATGAAAATACAGAAGTTTGATCTGGACGCATTACGTCATCCTCTGTAGGAATTCCTGAATCTTTTAAAAATTGAGTAATTGGATCTTTTTTATCTCCTCTTACTGTTCTAATATAGTAATCTGAATGCCATGGATGCATTCCTGAGCTAACCCCGACCAATTGAGATACTGTGCCTGATGGTTTTACACATGTTACTGCTGCGGAGGCGGGAATCCCAATTTTCTCTGCCTCTTCAATATTAATCTGTACAGCATATTCACGAAGTCTATCTAATGTTGTAGCAAGATTATCTAAACCTTCCTGTCCTGAAAAAAACTTATGTCCAAATTGACCTGTTAATGAGACTCCAAGTAAACGCTCTTCTTCTGTGTTGTCTTTCCAGATTTTACGAATGTATTTAAAGTCTGTAAGAGTTGATTGCCATGTCCCAAGAATTGAAGCAAGGCGAACTTTATTTGCAACATCTTCAGGTGTATCTTTTTCACGAAGTACGACTTCTGAAAGGTTACAAAACTGATAAGGACGTAAGATAATTTCTGAACATGGGTTAGTTCCATAGTGAATATCCGCACTTCTTCTTCCGTACTTTGCTGCTTGGGCTTGGGCTGCTGCCACATTGTAGATACCTCTTTCGCCCGACTTTGAATCATATAAAGATTTCCATTCTGCTATAAACTGAGCCATTTCTGGTTTGCGGGAATATGCAACAGAGTTATTTGATAAAGCACGTTGACCATTTGATTCCCACCAATTACCAGCTTTAGCTGCAGCCATTTCAATATCATTAATATTTGAAAGTGAAATCATTGCAGAACGACGTACTCCGCCAACTACAACAACTTCTCCAATTTTACACATAATGTCATGTGCTTCAATTGGCTTAAGATTTCTTCCTAATGCACCTTTAAATATTTGAACAGTAAAATCAAAAAGATTAACTAATGGTTGTGGTCCAGATGATCTACCACCCATTGTCTTAAGACGTGCTCCTGCAGGTCTTACTTTACTTACATCAATTTGTGGAATTTGTCCTGCCCAAAGCAATGATAAAAATTCACGATATGCCTTTGCCCAACCTTCTTTAGAATCTCCAACAGAAACAACAGTATTTGATTTTTCTAATGTTTCAGGAAGGACGGGAAGTTTATTAATGTACTTATACTCAACAGAGAATCCAACACCAGTACCACACATAAGAATATACATTGCTTCATCAAATGAACGAGCATTATCTACTGGAAGAAATGCACAATTGTAGCCAGATACGTTTTCTCTTTCTAATGCAGGTCCTGCAGTCATTACAGAACGCATTGATGGCATTACATTGCGATTAAATACTGCATCTCTTAGTTCTGCAAGAATTTTATCATCTGGAACATATCCATGCTTTTCACGCAATTGAATAACCATAAACTTAAAATAACGGTCTACAGTTTCTCCCCATGTCTCACGACGATTTTCACTTTCTAGCCATCTCGCATATCGAGATAGTGCAATAAAGTTTTCATATGGGTTTTCAATTGTGTTAGACATGTATTCTCCTTTAAAAAATAATAGACCTTAAGTGTACCACAGGATTTTTCTAAAAATACTGCTTTTCAATATCTTTCAATCTTTGTATGGCTGGTTTAGAAACTTTTTCCCAGTTATAATCTTTGTGAATTAAAAAAGCATTTTTGTAAGCTAGATCACAGTATTTATCATAATTTTTTGCAACATCTTTCATATAAAACTTTAGCTGATCTTTATTTGGTTTTAATAATTTACCAGGATGAGTCTCAACCCAAGGTGAAGAGTGCCATTCTGAATCTAAAGGCATTGTGATATATCTTGCATATGTTGCCCAACCGCTTGTGCATATAGTTGGCATTCCAGAACCCATTGCTTGTAATGGATTAAAGCCAAATCCTTCACCCCAAGAAGGGTACACAAAAACGTCACATAAATCATATAAACCTTTCATCTGTTCTACAGATAAATAAGATTCTATAATTTTAATATTTTTATAAAAAGCATTTGGAGAACCTAAAACAGCTTTTGTTTCAGGATCAATAATTTTTGTAGTATTTAAATTGCTGCATTTAATAACTAATTCATAATTTGGATTATCTCCGTAAAGTTCAATAAAAGCATCCACAACTGCTTGTGCGTCTTTTCTTACTGCGGGTTCTCCAATGTGCAAAAATCTAAATGGGCGGGAAGAATCAATAGAGCGTTTTCTAGGAATCCATTCATCCTCTATACCATGCTCATATACAAATATAGGAGTCGTAGTATGTTTGCTAAATATTTCAGCACACCATTGAGAAGTTGTCCACACTTCATTACATACTTTATTAAAGATATGATCCCATCCTGCATATAGCTCTGTTGATTCCCACGGAGTATAACCAATTTTAAATTGATTCATGCCAAACTTGTATCTATGTGGTTGATCAAAAGCTATACCAATATTTGTTTCTGCTGAATTTATTAAACATTCAATATCATTATTTTTAAATTGATTTGCAATATGTACTGATGCTTCACCGTAACCAACGTTACGATCCATAAATTCTGGAGCACCAGTTAATGAGATTTTGAGCACAAATTGTCCATTCGACTTGTTTTTCCCAGTATATCATGATACGATTGATATTACTACTCTTTCCCTAGGAGGTTCAAAATGAACAATGAGAACAAAGCAAGGAATAGAATAAAGACAGTGTGGACTATGATATGTGTGATGATTATCACATTATTATTTGGAGTAAATTCTGAAGCACACGCTCTTACAGCACAAACAGTGGTGTATAATAAATATATATTATATATTAATAAATATACTAATTTAGTTAATATTAAGAATATAATTAATATAGATATAAGTAAAGAAAAATCCAGTAATAAAGTTTATTTAGTTAATGATCTGTCTTCTGGAAAAACTTTTCAAATGCCCGCATATAGCTTAATGCTAAATTTAAAACAAAGAGTAGATCAAAGGGTAATAATCTCAAGACTAGCAAATGCCATCAAATCCCAGGAAACTGGGGGAGTAAACGCATACTATCGCAAGTCTTATTCCAGTCAAGCATGTGGTGCTTATCAGTACATGACGGACACATGGGATAACTTTATGGGCTATAAGACAGCCTGCCTAGCACCTGAATGGGTGCAGGATGCAAGAATCATCCATGAACTTCAATTTAACTATGGAAGATTTCATGATTGGAGAAAAGCAGTGGCAGCACACTTATACCCTGCAAGGGCAAACAATATGAACTCTTGGAACAAGCCAGTTCCAGG